ATCTACCACTACTAAATTAGATTGGCTATCTATAATTTGAAGTTCTATTTTTCGGACGAGATTCTTAATCTGAAAATCAACAGTATGCATTCCATCAGATTTCCATTTTAATAAATTCCAATCTCTACCGAATGTCCATTCACCGACAGCAGGAGTAAATATTAACCCATCAATATTATTCAATTTAGTTTTATTAATGTGTTCCCAAGTTACGTGTAATTTATTTCCCACTTGATAAAAAACTTTGTGTATAAGATAACAACAATCTGATGGGCTTGAAATAACTCTTCTATCAAGAAAATCTTTAATGCAATGCCATCTCTTAACATGGTATTTTTCTCTTCTGTAATCTGTTCCACAATACATCCAACAATCGTGAATTACAAAATAATATTTACCATCCGTTCGTTGAATAAATTCACCGTCAAAAATACTTCCTTCAAAACATTCTTCGTTGAATTTAAAAGGTGTTATATAAAATTTAAGCCCCCTTGTTACAAGAAAAATAGCATGTTTCCCATTTATCTTTGTAATCCATAAATACATTCGTTCACCATCACTCTTTTCACAGACATGGTATTCCATAGAAAATATCTTGTTTAAAATATCTTTTTTTTCTATGCTTACTGGCTGAGGACCTACAAAAAAGTTGTCTCTATTTGATCCAAGACAGTTATTAAAAAGATATTTCTCTACATTCTTTTTGTATTCACTGTTTTCATTTAATAAAAAAACAGTAGAATGCCCTAATTGAACTTTAATTGCTTCTGACATTATTTTTATAATATGAAAGATATCATTTATTATTATATAAAATAATCTATTCCTTAAGTGTTTTTAATTTTGTTTTTTTTACGCTGGTTGGTTGGGGTTAGTAGAATCATAGTGAACATAGAAAATTAATACATGTTCTCTATTTTTAAAATCGTATGGTTTTTCTATTGAACCTACTCCTTTGGTCCATTTCCAAAATTTTACATACACACTTTGTATATCAATTGGAGGATCAAAGGTATAAATTTTTTTATCAAAATCTTGTCCCTTTAATGCCTTTAATCTACCATTTAATTTTTGAGAACCAACAGAAACTTTACCAGAAGAATCGGGAATAGGATTTTGATTTATAACATCTGGATCATTACTATCGTAAAAAACAGTTGCAAATTTTCCATTTGCATAACCATCTCCCTGAGTTAAACGATCTGCAGTATTACCATTAAAATCAAGTTCCATTACTAAATATTTAGGATCGTCATATAATGTCCAATCCCAATCAGCGATTATAGCTTGATCAGTACTAGAATTTAAAGTTTTATTTAAATACTGTGTTAGTGTTGCTGAATAAATTCCTAATTCTGATATGGGTTTTGATTCATATCTTTGGCGGGAAAATCCCAACATACGATAAAGAGTATTAAAATTTACTTCTTTAGTAAAATCTATAAAAAAAGGCACATTATCGTCTCTTCTAATCATTACCCTTGTGCCTATGCTAGTATTTGCTCCATCCGATGATTTAGTTTCTAGAGTTACAATAAAATGATTTCCACCGATAGGATCCTTTGCGTTTAATTGATCTTCCACTTCTTTAAGAAGACCCCAAACAAAAGGCTGATTTAATATAATTTCACCATTAGGAGTTGTAGAATTAATATTTTGCAATCCAATACTAGTATATTGACCAGGTGTAATTACAGATGTGTAATTTACACTTGGACTAGACATAAATCCCCAGGGAATATGTTTGTTTTCATCCTGAACATTGTATTCTGTCTTTGGAATTGTTAATGCAGTTAATTCTATAGATTTTACGTTTTTAATATAAATACCTGTTTCAATTTGATACTCATGAGGAAAAGGATACAAATTATAATTTCTCTCCCTAGAATCAATAACTAAAACCTCCATAGCGAGATCATTTTTATCACCCTTAGTTGGATGAACAGACTCTACATTTTCAAGATTTAAATTATTTGTAGGAATTTTATAGTAATCTTGGATATCACTACGGTGAAGACCTAAACTTTGTAATTTTTGAATAGCTTGTTCATACTGTTGTCTGTTATAACCACTCATTTAAAAAACAATATTTGTTTGTTTAATTAATACAAATATTGTTTTTTAATATCATTTTAATATATTTTTTTCAAGATATTCTATGTATTTAGACAGTTTTTCAAAGGTAGATTCGTTTTCTGTGTAAATAATTTCTGATTTTTTCTTCTTCTTTAAATTATTTTTATATTCTGGAAAAATAACATTACGAGCAATAGGAGAAATTTCGAATATATCAGAACGATAATCTCTACACCTTCCTCTCCGTCTACCTTCAAGAGTGTCTTTTTTACACCAACAACGTTGATAAATACCTTGTGGAGTGAACTCAAAATAGGTATCACTGCTATTATGACACCTGTCAACATTCATACAATAATTTGTATCTGTATTTACATAAATAAGCTCATCACTATCTTTAGTTATCTTAGTAACTCTAGCTTTACGATAATACCGTGGTAAAACTTTTTCTACGCACCATTGTATTTTTTTAGCTTGGGGAGTATCAAGTTCTAATACCTTTTGAACTTTATTTGTTTTTTTCTTAGGAATTGGAACTACCCACTTAGAACATTCATCTGTATTTTTAAGTTTAGAAAGTTCAAAATTACAATAGTTTCTAATACTTGTACTTTCAAGGGTAACTCTAATATCCTTCTTAAGAAAAGATAAATATTCATCATCACTACTACAATCAGAATTTAAAACAAAAGAAGGTACATACACCCTACCCTCATCAATTTTCCCCTCACCATGACAAACCTCACATTCATTTTTTTCAGGAGACCTACCCCTACACTTTTTACAAGGATGACACTTGTTACAACCAACCATTCTTAAACCATTTGAATTATAAACACATTCATCAACAACATCTTCCCAAGGATTCCACGTAGGTCGCAAACCAAAATTATCTTCCAAAAAAGTAATAATTTTACTTCTTATCCATAAAGCTGTTCTCCTATCAACCCAAAGTTTGGGCCAAATAAGATGAACTCCGGTTTTAGTAACTGTTTTGCCTCCTTCAACTGTTACTTCTTTGGGTTCTGTTGTGCATCCAATTACTGAGTAATTTCCACAGTTTTCAGAAATACAAATTTGAATTTTTTTAACTATTTGAACAATATCGTCCAGATTAAGATCGTTTTCCTCAAAAATATCAAGGTCGCTCATAAATTTGAACACAGGGGTTCTTTTTTCACAGAGAAACCATTTCCAATTATTTTGAATATCGTTGGCTAGTTTTGAAAGAAATATTCCATATTGATTATCAGGGATTTCAATACAACCACCATCTAGAAGAAAATGTGTACTCCTTTCAGATCTATTTTGAACATCTGCTTTCAACCAATACTTATTTGAAATAATCCATTGTCTAAGAGGACTTAAATCAGACCAAACTGTAGTCATCTTGTAAGGAGGTAAAGTTCTTTCTGTTATACTAAACGCTGAAAACCTTAAGTGAATTTATTTTTGTTTCAAGTAAATTTTATAACAGAAGGAGCTTTTATAGTATTATGGTCATTAGGAGGCCAAATAATTTTTTCTTGTTTTAATTTTAAATTAGAATACTTTCTTACATTAGAATTCATATCTGTTTCTATATCTTCTATATATTTTACCGCATAGTCTAAAATTTTATTTTCTATAGCCCATCGAAAAAAATTTAATTGCCCAACAGTAGTTGATAATGTTTTATCATCATCTTCAACACCATTTTCAACTATTTTAAAAGTATTTTTATCAATTATTATTCGTTCTCTTCGACAAAATGGATCAAAAAGTTTTTTACTGTAACTCTTAAGTTGATTTTTGTAACTTTTGTGGATATTAAAATTTTCACCATTCAAAATATACCCACAATTAAACTTCTTACTATAATTTGTAACCAACCAATCCAATATCCTTAAACTTATTCTAGTTTGCTGTGTAATAACAGGAATAACTAAATTAAATTTAGTTATGTTGTCATAATATTTTGTCAAACTGTACATAAGGAGATCTTGTCTGCTTTCCATTGTAAAAATTAAGCCTAGGGCTTTATATTTATAATAGAAAAAGATTTCTTTAATATAATTTATATTTTCACTCTAAATTAATACTGATTTAATTATTATAAAAACAATACCAGCTAGAACACTATTAAGGAGAAGGGCTAGGAGAGATGGATCCATAGTACCCATCATTGGAAGTTTAGAGAGTTCTCTATAAACTATCTTACTGTTTAAAAGAACAAAAATACATACAATTAAAATTAATTCCTTAAATGATGATGATTTGCAATTTGTAAATACATCCATCTTAGACTTCCAACTAACTTTCTTCTTTTTAGGCTCTGGAAAATGAGGCTGGGGGATTTCTTGAGGCTGGGGTGATTGATCATATGGATTGTAGTGGCCCTGTTGCATAGGTGGTGGTTGTTGATGGGATAGTTGGGGTGGACCTTCCATCATCATCTGTTGGGGATGACCTTCCATCATCATCTGTTGCTGGGATGGTTGATGCTGCATCTGCTGGGGCGGACCTTCCATCATCATCGACTGAGGCGGTGGTTGCTGCTGGGATAGCTGGGGTGCTGAATCAATTAGTTGTTGAATTGGTGTGGCACCAATTTCTTCTTCAAAGGGCTTTAAATCGGCCATGTTTAATTAATACTGTTATTATTATTATTAATATAAATTAAGAACATTTATATACTATAATAAACGCTTAATTAAAATTAGAATAATGTAATTTTTTATTACTATCGTTATTTATACTTTTTAAAGTATCCTTTTTTTGACTTCTTTGATATATTAAAAAAAAAGTCAAGCTGAATAAAAATATGGATAAAATTACAAAATTGAATAAAAAACTTTTTCTTTTTTTAGTCAGTTCTATAAAATTTTCTTTAATTTTCCAAGATTTACTATTAATGACTTTATCAATTTTATTTTGAATTATATTATTTTTAGGTAAAGAAGGAGTAGTCTTTTTAGGATTTTGTAAATTTACAAAAAATTTACTATCAGATAAAACAGGAATAGAACCAGTTCCTTTCATTTTGTCTATCATATCATTTCTAGATAAATCCATATTTTTGTACTTATGCTATACTAAGGAAATTTTTATCTTTTTTATACGACTTTGATTGTTCTCCTAAGGTTAATGTTAATATTTCATCTGCAAAATCAAATAACTTCTTTTTATTCCATTTATTTTTTGGACCTTTCATTCCAGGATTAGCATTTACTTCTATTAACCATAAATTCCAGTTAACATCCGGTAAAATATCAATTGCAATCGTTTGCCAACAAACCTTATTTCCTTGATAGCATTTTAAATATTTACTTGAATTCTGAAAAATTACCTTTGTAATAAATTTAATCTGAGGGAGAATTACTCTCTCATAAAAACCAGAACCATATATTTTGGACATTACTTCCTTAACATCAAAACTAAAAACATCATAACCTAAATCAGAACTTAAATTGTATTCTTTATTTATAAAATCCCCTCCTAATTTCAAATTTGTTAAATTACTATACGGATTAGACTTATCACCAAAATACTCTTCCGCCGCTGAAAAAATCATAGAATCACGATAAACATAAAATTTTACTTTCTTGTTTGTAATTTTAATTAATATATACGCTCTTATATTAATTTTTCTTCCAACAGTGTCATTAAAATTAATAATTGAGTTTTTATATGTACCCTTTAATTTAAGGAGAAATGGATCATCTATGTAATAACTCACCACCCAGTCATCTTCATCAGAACTCACAATATACTGTATAATTTGAGACAAAGAACATAAAATTTTAATTCCCTGACCATATTTTCCTTGACTTGGTTTTACTATCCAACACCCTTTTTTACTGTATGCTAAGGCATCTTTAATTTTGTTTTTCCAATCTGGTGATGATTTGTTTATGTTTATAGTTATTGGTAAGAATTTGAAACTTCTTTTGTCTTTTGACAATATTTCATACATGTTTTGTTTATCTCCTAAAAACATTGGGAGGGTTTTTATTTTACCAGAAACATCGCTTTTATTAAGTCCCCCCGATTTAGAAGGGTTTTTATATTGAAGTTTTTGTAATGAATTAAATTTTAATTTGGAATCAGTAATTTTAGGGATATTAATCCATCTCCAGGGATTATGTTCATTATATTTTTTAAATACCTCTTTAAATTCATCATGAAGACTTATTTTTGGACTTATATGGTATAACTTAACATAGGGATCTAAATAATTAATATAAACTTGATTCCAACGCATGGGTATTTTAGTATCTATTTTAGGAATTAAACCTTCGTTATCACAAGTAATTTTAACTATACCATCAAATAATTCATTGTAATTAAACAACCTTATATATTCATCTTGAATCATTAAAGGAGATGTATTAAATTCTAAAAACCAACTTTTACCATATTCATCAATAATAGTGTCCATAGTAAGAAGTTGAAAACATCCTCTAGCGTTTTCATTGTTATATATGTTATAACAAATTAATTCATTTTTAACTAAATTATACAAATTTACAGCTAATTTACTATTTTGAGATTGTATACTTTCCCAAGATACACCCGTTCCTTTTAAACCATCTTTAATGTTTCTTACTTTATAATCCAATGCTTTTTTAAATTCCAAAGTATCGTTTACTTTTATTTCATTGGCGAGATTCATTGCAATAGTATCATAAATCCAAACTGATTCTTTTTCAGGAGTTTTATGGAATAAAATCCATGATTTACAATATGTCGAACTACCATCTACTTTAATAGAAGGTATTCTTTTACTTATAATCCAATCATATTTGTTTCCATATTTTTTAATATGACTAACAACATTGTATGGATTATTTGAAATTAACATACCTTTTTGTAAAGAAGTAGATCCAGGTTTTACATAAACCCAACTACCGATACTCATCATAAATTTTTCAATACTACTTTCATCAATATTTTCAGAAGATAAAATTATTTTACTCTGAGGAGTCGAATTTATCAATTCTTTGCTCTTAAATATTTTTTTAGTCAATACTGCTTTATTAGATAATTGTTCTAAAACTCCAGTAATATTTGCATTTACTACTGTCTTTTTAATTAATGATTTATTTAAAGTATAACCAAAAGTAATTAAAGATGATTTTAAAACACCTTCATCATTTAATTCCTTCCAATTACCCCTACGCTGTAAAGCTTTTTTATAATACGATTTATATTTTGAATCATAAGAGGGTTCTTTTTTTTTAAATATTTTCAAATAATATGTATAAACATCCATAATTCTATTAATTGAAAATATTTTTTTAAAAGTATTAAATTTTTCTAATATATTTAAATTGTCTCTGACGAGTTCTTCTACCTCCCTTACCCCAATTATTACCACCTATTAAAGAATTTAAATCATCTCCCAACGACATATCACTTATCGAAGAACTACTACTTCCCCCCCCACCTATTATGACAGGTCCACTAGGATTCTGTCCAACTAATTCTGTTATTTTAGGGCGTTTTTTAGCACCCGTAGTAATATTAACTATCTCAAAACGTTTTTTACCAAACTGGTAAATTTCATACTTCTGTGGACTATTATCACCTCTACCTTGATACATAACTATGTCACCTTTTTTATAAACACGTGGAACACCCATACCAAGAGCATTTTTTATTTCTATTCTATCACTTGTAACAATATAATTATCACTGCTGGAATTTGTTGATTCCATCCAATTGTTAACTTTTTCATATTGATTTACATATGAACCTGAACCACGACGAATAGGTAGTGTTCGAGATTTAGAAATGTTGTATGGAAGGGGTTTAGAAAAATTATAATCGTTTGATGGCCCTAGTGATCTACATTGACTCATTAATCTATTCCATGTAGGACCACGAGGAATTATATATCTCCCTGTAAGTGGATTAAATCTACCATTATTTTCTAAAAAAAGTTTGCACTGTTCTCTGGACATAAAATCGTTTTTAGGACAACAATTTTTTATGACTGACTTTGAACACTTAACTTTTTTTTTTTGTCCATAAGAAGCTAATCTTAAACTAGTGTTAGCTAATTTTAAGAGTTTGTTTCCTTTTTTTATAATTTTAGAATCACCTAATCCCCTTCCCCTTTTAATCATATGTTGGGCTAAATTTTTTAATTCAGTGCTTTGACGACTAACTCTTGTTTTAACTGCTCTACTACCAAAACGAGCCCCTCTTTGTTTCATACGTTGAAGTTCCCCCAATCCTAATCCAGCATTTCTATACTCAGCAGCAGCTCTCTTATAGGCTCTGTAAGAACGACCTCTCCACAACCCACTTAATCCTGTTGTAGAATATGGCGGAATGTTGGACTTCATAAAACCACTAGCTTCCTTTTCAATTGTAGGAAGTTTTATGGTCTTTCCCTTAGCTTTAGCTTTTTGAATCTTTTTAGCAAAAACCTCGGGCTGGAGTCTATTAAATTCCATTTTGGCTCTCTGCAGTTCTCCTTTTAATAGTTGTTCAGCACGGTCAGTACGAAAACCACCAACTTGTTTGAGAGCATTCTCGGCCATTTTCTTACCAATTTGTCTATAACTAAGACTGGTTGCTCCAAAACGAGCCGCCCTCCCTCTTGTAGGACGATTACTGCGGAGAAGAGCGGGGTACTTAGATAGGCTTCTAGCACCTGTTAACTTAGCTATGTACCTTGATGGAGCACCAACGTACTTACTTGTAACAACGGCTTTTCCCAATTTACCTGCGAATGTTTTGTTATAACCCTTGAAAGGGGCCTGAATGGCTGCAATTGTACCTTTTTGAAGTCCGGAAATAGCTTTGTTTTTAGCCGCACCAGCTTTAACCATTGCCTTTCTAATTATACGATTTTTCTCAGCACCAGCCTTTACTTCAGCTCTTCTTATGAGTTTGTTTACATCTATTCCAAATCCACCCATTCTACGAAGATATGACATATTTAGACGACGTCTACGAGTTACTCTTCCGAATGCAGCCTTTTGTCTTGATAAAACTTTTTTTGCATTAGTTTGACCATAGGAACTTTTACGTACCGGTTGTTTGATTTTTTTTTGAGGAATTTTTCCTTTTGGAATTCTTTTTCCCTTTATTTTTTTTGGAAGGACGAGAAGAGGTTGTTTGTATATATTAGTTGGTAAAGGAGATAAATATTTCCCTTTTTTATCATAACTCCCTACTGTTCCAGTTAAAGCCTCTTGATAAAAAAAGTCTCCTACCGGTGGGTACATTCCCGCAGCTTGTTGAACTGTCCATCCTTTTGGTGTTGCTATCCCTAAAACTACCATTTATTTGTTTTAATTATATACAATAAAAAAAAATAAGTAGTAATTTAATATTCGTCGTCCCATTTAGAAGAACCAGATGGATCATCCCATACTGAACCAACAATTTCTTTATATATAACATTTGTAGTATCTTTAGTTAATGTTTTAACACCTGATTTTTTATATTTCTCTCTCGCTAATTTTCCTGCAGCATCATCTTGTATATCTTTTTGTTTTTTCATTTTTTTGTAGACTTCATCTATACCACCTCCAGTGTTTTTAAGTAGTTGTTCTTGTATTTTTTTTTCATGTCTTATTTTTTTCATGTACAAATAAATACCTACTATTATGAGAATAATTACAACAATTGTAACACCACCTATTATTAAATTTTTCTTTTTAGAATTCATATTTATAGTATTATAAGATAATATTTAAAAAAACTTTTTTGCATTTTTACCGAATTTTCTCATTCGTCTACCAAATTTTTGAACAACATCACTGGCAGCTGTTGCAACATCACTGGCAACTGTTGCAACATCAGGGACTTTCTTTTTCTTAGTCATGTAATACCATACACCTAAGCCAATACCAACAAGTAAAAGTATAACAAATAATATCTTTATAATACCCCCAAAAGAACCAGTAAAACCTCCTCCACCAGCACCGCTACCGCCACTCATTAACCCACCTAGAGCAGTTAAAGCATTAGAATGAGCAGCTCCTGCTGCTTCTATAATTCCAGCAGCATCTAGATCAATAGGTGGGGGCAATGATGCTTCAGATAGATCTGCATTAGCTTTAATAGCATCTGCAAGTTTTTCGTCATATTTATATTTATAATCTTTCTCTATAGTCTCTCTAGTCTCATTCATTACCTTTTTAACAGAATCCAAATTAGAAATAGTTTTAACTACATTTGTAACAACAGTTTTAGATATCATTTTTGCAATAATTTCTTGATCAATGTTTATATTATCTAATTTAGATACAATGTACATTTGGTTTCCAATATTAGCTATTTCTTTATTAATTTTAGTCGTTTCTCCCTTTACATAATCATAATTAGGAAACATTTTATTCAGTTCTATCTTTAACATATCAAGTTGGTCCTCTAATGGTTCAATCTGGTTCTTCTTCATTGTCATAGCTGTCTCATTATAAGTAGTTTTATCTATTTCACCACATACTAAATTTGATTCGTTAGCGGCATTAAGAGTTGATTGAAGATTCTGTGATACTAAACTCTCAGTTCGCTCATCAATCTCTTTCTTTGCTTTTTCAACATTGGCTGCAAATTCTTTACTTCCCTGATCTCCAGAAACAGCGCCTTTATTCTCTTCATGGATTTTTGTACTTTTATCTAAAATATTGTTAAAAGTTTCTTTTAGAGCATTCGTAGTTTGAGATACAGTTTCTTGGGACACATTAGTACTTAATTTAAGAGTAGACGCTATCCTCTGTTTAACGTTTACATCACCGTTTACTTGACAACCACTGCCTATTACAATATCTGAAACATTATTCAAATTAGCAGTTTGTTGTACACTAAGTTGATTACTAGATATAGAACAAGATGTCTTTTGTGTAGCACTTAACATTTGATTAGTTGCAAAAGATATTGATTCACATCCCATAGAACCTTTCTTTAAATTAGTCTGAACATCTACATCTGTTACGCGATTAGAAACAGCATTCGTATCAGTTGTAGTCGTTGAACTACCTCCGGAAGCACCAATGGGACCAATGTGGGCCCCACCGTGTCTTTCTTTAGTCTTTTGGTGTGTTACAACTTCACCATGTTGTTTATCGCTCATTGCATAAGTATTATCCTTATCATCCCATTGCTTACAAGCTCCAATTCCTAACATCGTTAGAGCATTTTGCTGAGCATTTAAGAGGTCGGATGGTTTAATAGCGTCAATATTTAATTCTTCATCCTTTGGGGGACATACAGATTCTTGTATTTTAGATTTTTCTTCATTTGTTTGGGATGAAGGGTCTTCCGTTGTTTCGGATGAAGGGTCTGCATTAGAAATAACGGCATCATATACTTCACTACTAGGACTGCTTTCATCTTCTTCTCCAAAATAAGATTTTTTATGAAATGGGGCGAAATTTAATGGCATTCTGTATAAATTTTCTTTAATAAGGTAAAATATTTTTTTTAAAAAAAATATTCGTATTAAATAATACGAATATGTCAGGAATAATTGAGGCATTAGATGATAATAATTGGCCCGCTGAATGTAATGGTGTTAACCCAGCAATTAAAGATGGTTCAGAATCTAAAACTTGTACTTGGTTAAATGAATTAGATTCTAAACAATGCAACGATCCTACAAATAATTATTTTAATTTTAGAAAACAAATAAGACAGGGATTTTTAAAAAATAATTCTATATTTAATAATTTCGGTAGTGAAAAAATGATGAAAGATGTTAGTGAGAATAAGTTAACATGTGTAAATAATGATAAAGTCAATCATTGGGATTTAACACATGATTTTTGTACTTCAAGTAGTAATAATAATGTTGGTAATCCTTATTGTGCTTCATATTTTTCTAAATTTACTGAAAAAATCCCTTGGAAAAAATCTGAAATAGGTGAAGATAAATTTACTAAAAAAATCCACGATTATCGTGAAACCCTTGGTAAAAAATGTGAAAATGCTACTCAATTAACTAGCGCTAATTGGACTGATAAAGTAGATCAACTAGAACCTTCAATTACAAAAAGTTTATCAAAAAAAAAGACTTTAAATTACAGACCATGGGTTAGTGAAGGTGAACAAAATCCTTATGATATGACCCCCGAAGAGTTTGAAAAATCTAATTGGAATATATATGCTAATAACAGTTCAGATGAATGCGAAATAAATCCATCTCCAGGACCGAACTCAAATCCATCTCCAGGACCAAGCTCAGATAAAAAAGATCTACCTAAATGTGAACATCGTGGCTTATATTACGATAATATTAAAAGATTTGGTGTCGAAAATAAAGCATTAGCAATTCCATCTAGTTACACAAATAGTAACGACCGAGATACTGGTGGAACAGTGGATAAAATAATAGGAGCTCCTTGGTGGGATCCTGATTTAAAAGTTTGTGGATGTGCAATGCCTTATGAAGAACAAATTAGAAGACACCATTTTAATAATTACAATGATTTTGCAGGTTCTTATGGTTCTGCAGAGAGAAAGAAATTTCAAAAAGATGATGTTAAATATTTTAATTTTGGTCCGGAAAAATATAAGAAGGTTTCTGTTAGTGGAAATAGCAAATATGGCATAGGACCTGAAAGTATTGTACTACATGGTGTTGGTAATGAAAAAGATAAGCCATCTACATCTATTATTCGTCAATCTTTAATAAATAGACTTCAAGCACCTAAAACAAATGATTATTTAGATTCAATTACAATTAAAAACTGTAATAGGGCAGAACAAATAGCAAAAAATGCTGAATTGTATAATATTGAGTTAAGTGAAAATGAACAAGCTTATGTAAACAAATTGAGAAAAGATTGTATGGTTCCTATAAATGGTATTTCTCCTCCAGTACCTGATTATAAACGAAAGACAGGATGTTATGATGATAATGGTAAATTTATGGCTAATAGAGAAGATTGTTTAGTTAAAGATAGAAATTATTATCAAGTTGATAATAGAAAAGATTCTCCTTATTATCAAATAGGAGGTATTACTTGTTTAGGAGGAGCTGATAATTCAAATGTATGTGGAAGAAATTCCGGAGGAAGTCCTTATAATTATGGAGGTGGTTCTTTTGGAGATGACAGTATTAATTCTAGTTTACCTGCACCAAACGATGGTAGCGGTGAAAAAAATAGAACATCTGGTTATAATGTAAAATACGATGAGACTGAAATACCTAAAAGTATTCCAATGTATTTAGAAACTCATAAGAATAAGTTGAACATTAAAGATGCCTCTCCCATTGTAGTTGATGATACCGGTATTACTAAACCTTCAAATAGTATTTGGAGTTTATATAAAGATGACAACAATTCAGATTTTGCTGATCCTAATACTCTTTCAGGTAATGTTGTTTTTGAATCAAATTCAAAAGATAGAGGTTGGGAACCTTTATGTGATTCTGGTGATAAATCTGTTACTTATCAAATAAACCAGACTTCTTTAGCAGTTGAATCAGGTGGGCAAATAAAAGGTGATGTAAATTTGTCTTCGGAACAAAAATCTAGTTTTGGAAAAGAACCTGTTATAAAAAAGACCCTTGCAATGCATGATGCGTTAACAATAGCAATATATGTTTTGATTTCTTGGACAATTATCTCTTTTATGTGCAAACATAAAAAACAATTAAAATCATTTTTTAAAAAGTAATATCAAGGTCGTCTAAAAAAACTTAAAAAAATAAACATTATGGTTAGTACAGTATATGTTTTATTGAGTATATTTACCATAATGGATATTCAAATTAAAGAATTTAATCCAAAATCAATTGACCCCTGTAGGGTATGCGTGTTTGTTGGAAAAAGAGGAACGGGTAAGAGTTCATTGGTAACAGATATTCTCTATCACCAAAGAAAAATCCCAATGGGAGTTGTTATGAGTGGCACGGAGGAATCCAACGAACATTATAAAAAACACATACCAGATTTATTTATCTATGGAGATTACGAACCCGACGTAGTTAGTAAAATTATTCAAAATCAACGCGAAGCTGTTAAGGGAAAAAACCCCCAACCTTGTTTTATGTTACTGGATGATTGTATGTATGACAACAAATGGACTAGGGACAAGGATATCCGTGGTATTTTTATGAATGGTAGACATTGGAAGATTCTCTTTATGATTACAATGCAGTATTGTATGGATCTTCCACCTGCTCTACGGGCAAATATAGATTATGTATTCATCCTTAGGGAAAATATTATTCAAAATAGGGAAAAACTGTGGAAAAATTTCTTTGGAATTTTTCCAACCTTTGATAGTTTTTCAGAGGTAATGAATGCATGTACGGAAAATTATGAATGTCTTGTACTTGATAATACTTCGAAAAGTAATAAAATAGAAGACGTTGTATTTTGGTATAAAGCTAAAGTAGGAAGGCAATTTAAAATGGGCTCAAAGGAACTTTGGGAACACCATAAGAGAAATTACAACCCAGGCCATGACGGTCCTCGAGGGAAAATAGACCCAGCTAGTTTAAAAAAGCAATCTAAGCAACCTAAAGTCAAAGTTACTAAAACTGACACAACTGGAAAGAAAAAAGTTAAGAAAAAAAAGAAATAAGCGTGCTTTAACCTAAGTATGATTTAGGAGAATATAAACCCTTAGGGGCAATTTGACAATGAGGTCCTTGTTGGGGAAGAGGGGTATTCTCCCAAGTCATCATACATTCAGAATTCTTACCACAAGGGGCAAAATATTTTTGCGTGACACCTTCAGAGTTTACTAGTGGTTTACCACCATCAAAAAGAACACTAGTGCGCTCTCCCGAGCACGAGTTAGGGCTACCAGCTGGGGCTAATTGATTTCTCTGGACGGCGTTTGTATCGTCTAACTGTTCTCTAATTTTTTGTCCATTTTTTTGAAAAAATTGTCTAAGTTGGTGGCTAGTTGTTAATTTACCATCAACAGCTTTATTAATATAAAATGCGTAAAGGTCGCTGCTAGGGCGTTGGTCTGTAAAATAAGCAGCTGGTTGGCGGAAACTTGTGAATTGGTCATTGGCTAGGGTTGTTGGAAGCCAGTGGTAAGCATTCATAACTGTATTGTTTCTTCCAGCGTTAAATTGGCTTCCGTTGCTCATTTGTTTAATATGGGTATTTAATTTAATAAAATATTTTTTTATTTGTGTTAATTTCGCAATAATAATTTAATTACTTATCTTCTTCATTTTCTTCTACCTCATCATCTGTAGTTTCTACTTCAACTTCCTCTACTTCAACTTCTTCTTCTTCTTCTTCATCTTCCACGGTATCTTTAGCTACCTTATTGCTTTCATTAGGAGATGGAAATTGCCGAGATAGAAAACCAGAAATCTTTCTTAACTGATCATCCATTGCCTCTACTTGTTTAACTTGGTTTTTAGTCATTCCTCCAGTAGAATTTATTTTAATTGTTTCTTTTTTAATTTTCTGAATCTCCCTAAGCATATATAAACTTACACCTAGCGCTCCACCTGCGGCTATAAGAGGTAACCATTTTATAATAACAGATTCAGTAGAAGGAGCAGAAAGTTGTGATGGTTTTTTAGAACTCATTTTGTATAGTTATATATTTATATAAATCATTAAGTAATTTTAAGTTTATTTAAAGTAATTTTACAAAGTAAAATTCTTAGCGATTGTTCCAATACGCTTAAAGTTTTTTTACCCACCAAGACGGATATTTACAATATTCTTTATTACTGTCTTCATGATTATGGACATGTAATTCTAAACCATAGTCATTTACAAAATTATTTACAGCTTCTACAACTAAAGGCCAGTGCTCTGAATAATCATCTCCTGCCATAATACCACCTGGTTTTAATTTATCCCACCAATCTCTAATAGTTTTACCCCCTTCTTCTCCGGTGTGGGCATATCCATCTACATAAATAAAATCTATTGATTGTGGTCTAAACATTTCAACTGCTTCATGGAATTTCATCCTAACTATAGTATTTTTTTTATACCAAGGGCTTAAATTATCTATTGCTCTTATGTATTGTTTGTAATCATGAATACTATTTGAATCATTCCAGCTATCTATTGAATATAAATGGTGAAACCATCCTGTTTTAAGTATTTCTTTTGAAAAATCTCCTTCGGCTACACCGAGTTCTATTGCTATACCTCTAGGAGCATTATAAATTAAATCAACACGATTCATTTTAAAACTTTTTATAATTTGATTCTATTATATTTTTAATACTATTTATTATTTTTTGCATTTGTTCTTCTGTTCCATCCCAATTGTATACTTTACAATTTTTATTTCCCATTTCAAAAAAGTTTAGTACGTTGTTTTGATAAAGTTTTATAAATTCAGAAGAAACTCTACTACCTTGGATTATTCTATCGGAGGGAACGGTTTTAATGTAAAAAAAATAATTCATAATAGATGTTTTAGATTCAAAATATCTAAATAAACTTTTAATTATTTCATATTCAATATCATTGAGTTTTTTATAAGTTCGTAAACTATTTACAAAAACATAAAAATCACTAAAAATACTTCTTTCAAATATATCAGCCTTTTTTCTGTGAAAATTGTTATTACTATTAGTTACATTAACAATACGAGTATACTTATCAAATATACTTTTTATCAAAACTATAAAAATACTATTGTTTTGAATATTTTCTTGAGTTATTTCTTTCCAAAATTTTTCAAGGAGGGGGTAATATTTCCAATTATATAGAGGTTCTCTGTGATATTTAATATTTTTATCTCCACTAAGATTAGATATAAAATAAGAACCTACATTAGATCCAGGATCACTTTCAATTGCAACTATAAGTGAATCATTTACTGCCATTAATGAATGTTGATTTGAGTTATAAACTCAATTATATTTTAAATCAATATTCATTTTTAAAGTTAAAACCGCATACATCAGAACAATAGTATTAATATTACTGCTAATATCAATACCGTTAAATATTTGTATACTGGAAATAAATCTATTTTTTTATCGATTGATTTTTTATTTTCTTCTGTTTTATAATATTTATCCAATTCTTTTTTAATATTTATTTCAGGTTTTAAAATATTAAAAATATCTTCAATATCTCCGGTGCTTACATCTTTTCTAATTAAAAAATCAATAAGTAACTGAGGATTAAACCATACAAAATCATTTGGAATATCAATAATTTTTCTTGCGTCTACTGTTATTATTTTTCCTTTTCCTATTGAGAGTTCAGTAATAGGATTAACAATTGTTTCATTTAACTTTATATCTTGCATACTTTTCGGAAAATACACCAAATCATATCCTCCAGATAAATTGTTAATACATTTATTTCTTCCAGGAACCATAGGTTGACCATCAGGTACACCTGAACCAGATGCATTTCTATCATTACAGAAACAACAAGGGCAGATTGCATATTCAGAACTAGCACTTCCAAATTTTTTACAATCTTTTGGATATAAAGGTGGGAATCTCAATATAGGTTCTACACCTTTTATCAATACAATAACATCTCTAAAACTAGTTGTAACTGTTCCTTCGGCTGAGGAAATATGATCAGGAAGATAAATAGTACATTCTTCGATTTTACACTCTGTTGGTGTATATTTTTCACATAGGTTTTTTAAATAATCATCATTAAATCCGTCTAAATACTCTTGACAAAAATTTATTGTTTGTTTTCGATTCGGGTTTTTTTTATTACATAATTTATCTGCTATACATACTTCATCTGCAATATATGTATTAATACTTTGTTTATCCATTTTTTAATAACTTAATACGAGTACTACTATTAAAGAAATATTTTTTACTTAGTTAAAATAAACAAGAAAAACTATAAAAAAAATAGCGAATAATACAGGAAAAAAATAATTGTTAAAGTAATATTCTGGATACCAACCAAAGTATATATTCTCTTTACCACTCAATTGTGTGAATATAGCATTTTTTGTCCCGTATTGTTGAATATGTTGATCTCTTCTGTACGGCATTTTAATAATATATAACATAAATATTTTATATTTTTACAAACTTAAATTTCTTCATCTTCGTCTAAATTTTCTTGCATTCCTAAAAGATCTAACCCTATAATAAAATTACCATTCTTCCAGTTACCCATTTCATTATTAGGATATCTCAACTTCTTACGAACAACTTCAAGGTTATATTGTGAAAACACACCAAGATAAAAATCTGAAGTCCACTTATGTTTAGGCAATGAGTTTTCTTTAACATGTTCATTAAATTCTCTTTGAAAATCTTGCATATAACAATACATATCTTTCTTTAAAATAACCTTCCCTGAATTAAGGAAATGTTGCAAACTATTAGTACTTTGAGCCATCTCCTGTTGGGTTTCTCTAAAATATTCAGGAACCATCTTCCAAATATCTTTACCCTTAAATTTTTCAATAGCACTCAAATAAGCACAATTCATCTTCTTCAACAAAATAGGAACTTCCTTATCTAATTTCTTCTGAAGATCAGGATCAGCATTAGTAACACGATTGTTAAACTTAGCAACCAAAATACGCCTACTCACCGATAAACTATTATCGGTAAAACCAGGAGGTTCATTACCAGCAAAAAGAACAGGAGTATTCCAAATAATATATTCACTTGGATGGTGTTTAATAGCAACCTGCATATCACCACCTTCAACCAATAACTGAAAATCCGTCTGTTCTAAACCAAAATCACTCTTAATTTCTGGAGCGAGAATAAGTAACTTATTCATCAAACTACTCAAACCAAATTTCTTCTCAATGTTATTACTCAACACACCAACATCAGAAGAATCATAAAATTTTTTTATAACTTTTGTAATAGTTGATTTACCACTCCTACCTACCCCCTGAAGGAAAAGTGCCATCTGCCAATCATCAAGTTCTCCAATCTCATACAAGAGCCTACCCAAAAAAATATAAATCCACTCACATACGTCTTTTGGAAAATTTTGATAATCTAGGATTGATTGGAATGTTGGTGTTGGAATGTTCCACCAGTCGTCAACATCTTCAAAGTTTTCAAAGTCGATTGAAAAATATTTCGAAGATACTACGTCTGCATCTAATACTTCATCTGCACCGTATTCATAAAAATGATCAACATACATTTCATTTTCTTCATCCCATTCCATAGCTACATAGATACCATTCTTAAAAGACCATACATGGCGGTTTTTTTGAAGATCTTTTACCATGGGATCAACGCAATTCATAATATAATCACATACTTTTGAAGGATTGCTTGGATTTGATGTGGCATTTTTCCATTGAATATAGTTAGTTCCAATGGGAGTTTGTTTGTAAATAAATTCTTTTATTTTAGAATGTTTTTTCCAAGAGTGGGTAAACCACCCACCAAACTTTTTAGGAACATAAACTTTTTCATATAATTCTTCACCAACTCTTCTCAATCCATTTTCATAAATTTTAGAAGTAATATAAATAGCAAGATTTTGATAAGAATTATTATCACTCTTATCAGCACAATTATAAAATAATTCCAAACCAATGTCAGGTTTTTTAGATGCAGCAACAGCACAATCATTATCTGTATAAACCCACGAAGTAACTAAAAGCTTACAACCATAATGAACTCTCTGTGCAACACGATACATTTTAGTGTAAACTTCATTTACATCATCTTCTTTAATCTCTTTAGGAATTATTTCTTGTATCATAAGTCTTTGAATAAGCATAAAAACTTGAACTTTACAAAGATCGATACATTCATCTAAGTCCTTAAAATTAATTTGATCGGGATTATTAATACCAATTTTAACCATAACATCCTGAGGACTAATTAAATTAGAGCTGTTGTTGTTACCATCTAACCAAAGACGATCAAGGTAATCCACCATTTCCATGAGTTCATCTTTAGAACAATTTTCAAAACGACTCTTGTATTTAGTCAAATAATTAACACGAGAATCATGATCTTCCATAGTTACTTTTGGTGTATTGTAAGTTATAACGAACTCTTAAATAATTATATCTGTATTACTTTAGGTTAGTTAATTTTTGTTAAAATAATTAAAGCGTACAAAGATCATTTTTTTTATAAAAATACTAGTAAACAGTAGAGTGTTAAACTGTTACATAAATAATGTTAAGCTCAAGTCCACCAAATAATAATAAAAATTATATGAAAGATATGGAAAATATCATAAATATAAAAGTTAATGCTGTACAAAAGACATGTTTTTATATTAGAT